AGAGGTGATTTCTTTGCGTATGTTTTCGACCCAATCTGATGTTTTTTTATATTTATGCTCGAGATAGTCCATTCTAGTATTAATTTTTACCACTTTAAGCAATTCTTGTTCATAGATTGCAATGGCATTGGATATATTCGAATTAAGTTCATCACAGTAATTCAATAGTTCATTAGTTTGTGTTTGTGTTTGTGTTTTTTGTTGCCGGGAAACAACTTCTACCACCCGTTTTAGGTTGTTATTTAAGGTGTGTTTGGCGTCACCACAATTTTCTTTTACGTTTTCTGTGTCGTTTTCCCGTATATTATTTGAAATAATGTTGTCTAATCGCATATTGAAATGGTTAAATAAAGACACAATGTCCCGTTGTTGATATTTAGATTGAGGGGTTGCAAGGTTTCTTGAATGTTCATATGAACTGCCATTATTGAGTTTCAAGGTATCTACCACGCCAATGGGGCGGCAGTCATCGGTGTTTACATCATCAACATTGCCATCATTAGCGCTATCTTCGTCATCATCGTTAACCATATTAAACATTGGTAATACTTGCTGATGTTCGTTAAACTAATAGAATATAATAATAAACATCAAACATCAAATATCAAATATCGAGAGTTCTTCCAGTACGTCGAGTTTTCCCTGCTCTCGGTCGCCTACCACTCGTGCTACCACCGAGGATACTATCATTAAAGTCGGAAATTTCAGACTGAGTAGCAGTGCTCATCGTCTCGATCCGTTCGTTGTCGTTCATATTGATATTTCCATCCAACTCGTTCATAATATCATTGATATTACTCGGTCCCTTCATGCGGTTATGTAATCCATTCGATGGTTGGGGTGGGTTCGGTCCCCCACTTACATTCATTCGATTCATGGGTCCATTCGCAGAGTTAGGAATAGGTTCGGAATGGGGTGGGATAGCGCCATTATTACCACCTCCTCCACCTCGTCCCCCGAACATTCCCGAGAATAAACCCGCCATACCAGTGTTGTCCTTTTGGGCCATCGTTTGTGCGGTGGCTCCAGCGAACTGCTTCAACAGTTCAGGGTTTTGTTTAAAGACTTCATCCATCCCTGGCAACGACGACTTGAACATCGTCTTCGTTAAATGAAACATGAATGCACTCCCTCCTAGTGTCATGAGGAGTTTCAACTCAGGGGCCATCTTCGATTTGCTTTTGTATTTTTCGTGCAACTCTTCAAATATTTCGTCGTAGTCATTGATGCCATCATGCACATTTTCCGACCACCCATCCAATTTAACATCGAAAGGGTCAAATCGGGTATTCATGAACTCAATCCCTGTAACACACGCCATCATCATCTTCCTCTGAAATTGGATACTGGCGTCCACTTCCCGATCTCGTTTCACTCGCTCCATCTCCAATTTCATTTCCTCCAAGGAATTCCCGAGTGTGAAGCGTTTAGGCAATCTAATCCCCTTTTTCTCCATGCGTTCGAACTGATAGAGTAAGTCTTTTTTTTCATTCTCAATGTCTTCGGGGGATCGATAGATGGGTTGAGAAGGTCCATAAGCATTGGCCGCTGTTGTGAAGTCTCCATGAAATCCACCATCTGAAGACGACCTGGTACCATTATCCATATGCTCCCTATTTTCCCTATGTCCTCCTCCGCCTCCATTGTCACTATTACCATATGATTCATCCTCGGTCTCATATTCACCGCCCTCGGCGTCGTCGCCATCGTCCTCAGAGGTATCGAAAATATTACTTTCGGCCCCCCGATGGCTATCACCGGCTTCCGACGACTTTTCCGAACCGGAGTAGGCACGGGCGGAATTATTCATGAGTAGGTCCGCCCCCATCCCTGAAACATCCAACTTCGGTTTCATTAAGGTGTTTTTTGACGAATCCCCCATGGTACCAGATGTTCCTGATGTTCCAGGCGATTGTGATTGAGACATATTGATGTTGAATGCAGTGTTCGGTTTAGAGGGAACATTTACAGTACCTGTCGATTGTTCGCTAACTAAATTAAACAAATTCATAAATCGGGGTTAAGAATATTGATTAAAAGGTAAAAAGAAACTTTAAGTGCTTTCAAAACGCAAGACATTGTGGGCGAAATACAACCCTTGAAGAATAGTGTCTGCTAAATCATCTTTTTTCCGGCATACATTAAAGTATCGAAGGGATGTGTCATGGTGTGGTTGATTAGTCAAAAGGGACGCCACCGCCCGCACCGCAATTTCTTTATTTTGTCGATACTTTAAACTTCCACTAGTTCCATTAGTTCCACCAGTTTTAAGGGTTCGTGTTCCCTGTTTAGTGCCATTATTTGGCGACCTTACCTCCAAAGCAAAATGGGGGGTTAGGACATTGTGGACGAACCTTACCTTACAGTTCGCATTCACGAGCATTATGTCCCGCAAAAGTTTGCCTTCATTCGTCTTTAAATTACGAAAATATGTGTAAATTATAATTTGGATGGTTTTCATGGTGGGATTTTTTAAAACAGGTTGGTTCTCAATCAATACATAGTCGATATGGGTACACTCGAACCGTTCCTTTAGTTGTCGCAGGAGAGTGTCGGTGAGCGAATTCAAAGAAGACACTGATGCCGTCTTCGATTTCGAATTTGACTTCGATTTCGAATTTGACTTGGATGATGTTGTCGTTGTCGATGATGCTGATGCAGTCGATGTCGATGATGCTGATGCTGTCGATTGTGTCTCAACCGACGAACCCGATATGTCGACTATGTCCCACTCTAATATGTGAAAGTCCTCTAAATTAGAGTATTCGAACAAACAATACGCCAAATTTTTCACACCCACATCGAAGGACAATATGCATACCATGGTATATTTCTATATTATAATATTGTATGAGGTGCGGTATAGTCCCACGAAATGATACGATTGTGATATAATGAACTACACTATAGTTTTCGTTTAAATCAAGCTTGTATTTTATAGGATTTCTTCAACCGTTTCAGAAGGGTGATCCAGAACCGGTCCTTATGGTAGTGCACATTATTGATACGCTCCACTACTTCTTGGTTATCAAATAAATTAGTGTAGTGCATTTTATAAAACTCCACGAGGGAGTCGCATTTTTTATCGTATAGAATGCGGCAAATCGCTTTAAAATTCGTCTCCAACAATTCCCGGGGAAGACTGCGTAGTACATCAATTACCACCCGTTTGTTATATTCTTCACATTGGATTAAATTTTCCCGCTCTGACTTATATAGAATTTTGTTATTGTCTACCATATGAATGTGTTCGAAGATATAGGTTTTGCTGTCGCCCTTTAATTTATATTTCCGTTTGAGTGCCTTAAAAATGTCCGGGGACACATGTTTAATGGATTTCATATATTTATGTTTGTCTTCATCGTAAATGCAATCGGAACGGGTGAAAATTCGAGCATTGAATTTTACATTGATAGCTTCCTCAATAATTTTTACCACATATTTGGCCCATTCCGTCTCGGAGGCGGTATATATGAAAAATTCACAATTCGAGTACCTGCGACGCATTTTAACAATGAAACGTTTAAAATGAGGGCGTAATAGACCCTTATGCATATCCTGAATAATATAGCGTCTATTTTGTGGAAGTTTCATCCGTCTCGAATATTTCTTTATGTTGAAGTTAGCATTTAAATGGTCGATAAGTTTATATTCAGCGAGTTGGGGAGACACATCTCCTTGGATTGTTTGGTCCAGGTCGAGGAGGAATACAAGAGGAACCGACGAGCTAATGGTTCTATTTCGTATGGTATCCATGGTGGTGGACTGTCTCGATAATAGGATTATATTACTGTAATCGCATATAATATTCTAGGTCGGTTTGTAGGGCCCTCAATTGTGAAAGTTGCAATGGTGTGCTTTTTGTGCGCACCACGGCATTTTTCACCACTTTTTTTATTGACTTGTATACATTAAGTGTCGCCATATTCGTCGTGAACCGTTGAAAGCAAAAATACACTCCATTTATAGTCGCCCCTTCGAAATGAATTGCGTTCACCCCTGTTAATGTCATCCAATCGGTGGTCATCTTCGCATTCCACAAATTACCATTGTCATTACACATATATTTTATCATATTGATTATGTTGTTCATATCTTTTTTCGTCCAGAGTCGTTTCCCACCACTATCATTTTCCATATAAGATGGAAGGTCGTATTCGTTAATATACGATTGGTAGATATGGAATTTGTTTCGATGCATTTTTTCGATTAACAATGTGTGTCCAGGGAAGTATATATTAGACGATGACGAATTACCAAAACCATAATCTGGTCGCCGGAACTCTTTAGAGTCGGTTAGCATAACATAATAAAAAATCGATGTATTTACCCGCTGTTCGGATAAAAGTTTTTTTTCTAGACGGGTGATGTTCGCATCAAATGAATCATATCCATGTATCGCCCGCTCCCTTGTTTTAATGGTGTCACAATAACCCATCGCTTTAACCGCCCTCGAACGGAACAAAAGGTAAATTAAAAGGATGCATGTGTTTAAACACTTCGTTATCTTACTCGGTTCGATAAAATAATAGTTCGATAATTCAATGGACAAGGTGTGGTATAATGTGTCATAGTATTTAGATATTAGATTTATCAATGTTTTTCGGATACATGTTCCCGTTCCCGTTCCCGTTCCCGTTCCAATGCTGTGTATGGATGTTGTTGTATTTGACACCATTATCTTAATATCTTAATATCTTAATATCTTAATATCTTAATATCTTATTATCATAAGGTAGTATATAATATGAAAATGATAAAAATTAAATTCGTCACTACTATCCGTCAATGTCCCAATTACCCACTTCCCACCAGTTCCCACCAGTTCCCACCAGTTCCCACCAGTTCCCACCAGTTCCCACCAGTTCCCACCAGTTCCCACCACTTCCCCGTATTTCAATGCA